AGTTTATTTCGGTATCTCATCATAACATCGCGAAGATATTGCTCAGCCTTTACTTTCGGTAGATTGCCAACGTCAATGTAAAAAATTCTTCTTTCTGGTGCTCTTGATAGGCGGTAAATTACCAGAGAGTCCTCAATCATTCTTAACTGGTTGAGTGACTTAATTGCCTTGTGTAGGTATGAAAGAGAAGATCCTTTATTTCTATCTACAAGTCCAGAAGTACAATAAGTTATTGAATCTTTAGTCATTCTGATTCCAGAATTTGACCCACCCAATGCACCAGGAGCTGGAGTGCCTGTTGGGTATGTCATTTTTGGTTCATAAATGAAATACTCTTCAATTTCAGGAAATTCATAATCCATAGGATTATTGATCATCCTATTCGAAACTTTATACTTATCCCCTTCCTTTTTCTTTGCTTGACGAACATAACGCATTTTCATTGCGTCAATGTATCTCAGTTCAAGTATTCCTGCTTCGGGTCTCTTTAAATCAATTACTTTGTGATAATAAAGTCTACCATCAACGTACCAATTCCTATAGATTTCGTGCGATTTTTTGTCAAAGTCTAGGAGTTCTAAAATATATTTAAACTCTTCTCTTATTTTCTTTTTAATTCCATCACTTGCATTTAGATTGTCCAAATCAATTTGGACAGGACTATCATTTGTATCACTTACAATTGCTTCATTTACAATATCCTCAATCGCACTATCACACTCTGGATGTAGTGCCATTTCACGATATCTTTTGATAAGGTCAAATTCTGTTCTATAGACACCTTCAATATCTACATATGAACCAAAAAACCCACTACTTAAATAGTGGTCAACCCCGTCCTCCTTATTGGGAGGAACGGGGGAGATTGCACTTGATGACAACTCTTCATTATCATCAATAGAAAATCCAAATAATCTTGCCATTATTAAAGTTCAATCCTACTTTACTGTTACTATTTATTGCCACGCTTCCTGGGCACCTTGAGGAGTCCAGTATTGAACTTGGAATTCTACAGTAAATTCCTCAATGGTATCAGAACTATCGTATGACAAATCAATAGCAGCAACGTTAGTTGGGAAAATAGAATAGAACTTATAGAGAGCAGCTGCTTCTAATCCTTGTCCAGTAGGAGTATTGAATCCGGTATTAGACGCAGATCTTTTATACTGCTTCACGTAAGCATCTACCATATAATCTGCAGGGTTGGTGTCACCGCTTGCATCACCATATTGACCAATTTTTTGCATCCACCTTTCCATAGCATTTCTAACAGCAAAATCTTCATCATTCAGAACTGTTACTGTCCAAGTATCATATGTTCTATCGCCAGCAACTTTGAAGATTCTTCCTCTAAAGGGAACATCAATTGAAGCAATATTGGATGCTGGTAAAGCGGCTGACTTGCATAGCATACTGAAATTATCTTGGCCATCAGTACCACCAAAATCAATCCCACTAGGAAGTGAGGGAATAGCAACTTCAAATAGATTGGGCCTTGCACCACCACCTCTAAGTGCTTTTTTGAAATCCTGAATTGAGTGTGACATTTTTGATTCCTCCTTTTAGTGTTTTAATTAAAATCAAACAGCACCAGCAACTTCTTCAAAACTTACTCCGGTTCTGGTAGCAACAAAGGTAAGTGTGACATAATTAATGGATTTTGCTGGTTTCAGGTAAATATCAGCTCTAAATTCATTGTTATCAATAACATCTGGAGTATTATTGGAAGAATCACAAACAACTAAGAATCCATAAAGTCCACGCTTTGCTTGAACATCGCGGAGATATGGTTCAACAATATTGACAAAGTTTGCTCTTGTAATCGCATCGTTCAGTTCAAATAATTGAGCCTCGGCACTTCTTTTGAGTGCTTGCTCCACCGTAAGGAATAGGCGACGAACATTAATTCTATCAAATGCAGATGCGTAACCTAGTGCCGTTTTATCACCAAAAAGAAGAATACCTATACCCGGTTGATTAATAATTGAATTAATTCGTTGTGGATATAATTGGTCTCTTTGAGCCTTATTTGGATTATATGCAAGTTTGATTGCATTATTCAAAATTCCTCTTTGTTGTCCTGCGGGAGAGAACCATGGGTAAGCAACTACATTTGTTCTTACCATCAGACCTGCCACATCCCCATTACATGGAATGTAACGGAATTTATTATTGAATCTATCATAGGTGTACTTATACCCACTGTCAAAAACTGCATATGATGAAGAAGAAAGTGGCGAGAAGAATTCTATGATATTGTCAGTTTGGGTATCAGTATTTGTGAGATCAACAACATCTGCGCGGTGGGGAGAAATTACTGCAACACAATCCTTTCTTCCGTTAGCAATAGAAATTAGATGATTTGCTTTTGCCTGCGACTCAAATTTATTCTGAAGGCCTGGACCCATGATTAAGTAATCAACTTCAATTTCATCCGCATTTGAGAATAAATTATATGCGGTAAATAAATCCCCAAGAATTGCGGTCATTCCTCCAGTAGCGGAATAATCTTTTCCGCCTCCTAATGTATACGTTACATTTCCTAGAGCACTATATGTTTTATCTTGAGCGTCTTTATTCCAAAGACCTTGTGAATTTGTAAACTCAGTAAATGCAGTGGAGAATCCAGTAGCTACAACTGGTTCATTGACATTTAGTTCATCTGAAGGATTATCTCCAACATAAACATACTTTGAATAAAGAGACAAATAGTTCTTCCACCATATTTGTTGGGGAGAATTTACTGCAGAAACTGCATCAGTTGCTTTTGACAATCCAACATGTTTTTCGAGAAGATTGCCTTGAATTCCAGTAACTGTACCAGTGTCATCAATGACAACTACATGAATCTCGTCACTTCTTCCATTTCTATTTGCTGCATATTGTGAAGTTCTTGGTTTCGGTGCAATTGAATTCCAATAAATTGAAGTATTTGATAGTTGTAATACTTGTTGGTCATACCAATCGAGAATTGGATTAGGTCCAGTATTTACTGATGAAGAATCGACCAATGTGCCAGAAGAATCAATTAGATTGACCGCAATAGTTCCCCCGCCAGTAGAAGGTTTGAATGATTGCAATTGTGACTTGGCTGCATAAGTTATTGGAGTTTCAGTGCCATCAGTGGAAACTAAAGAACTTACTTTGACTTCAAGAGTGCTTGCGCCTACGCCAGTTACAATTCCTTTCAAGTAACCGTTAAATAATGAAGTAGTACCAATTCCTGCAGATGGGACATTTACCAAGGTTGTTGTTAACCCCATCCCAACTGATGCTTGGTCTGCAACTGCGGATCCGACTGTAATAATTTGATCTGCTTTATCGTCAATTACACAAACTTTTAGGTTGTTTGCCCAGGATCCCGGAGTTTTGGCGGCAAAAATATAATTTGCAATATCGTCTGCATAATTTGCCTCATAATCATCAAAATTTTTAATTTTGAGTGTTGGTTCTCCTGCAGTAGAAACTCCGGAAGAGTTTCTAATAGCATTGGCAGTTACTAAACTTCCACCATCCACTCTCACAACTTTAAGAACACCACCGTAGGAAAGGAATGAGGAAGCACTCATCCAATACTCATATTGAGCATCTGTAGAAAGTGGCTTTCCAAAAGTGTTAAGTAATTCTTTTTCTGTTGTGATGTCAATCGCCTCATCAATTGGACCAATTGCAAATGGTCCTGCAATTGCTCCAATGTTATCTAGTACATTATCAGCTCTTCCTACAGTTAAATCAACCTCTCTGATTAATACACCAGGAGATAATTGAGGAGTCGCCATGTTTTTCTCCGTTAATCTCAGTTTATCTAAAAAATATTTATGAAAAACTTATTTTCCATAAGGGAAACATGACGTGAATCGCAATTACCAGTCAGGATATTCCCACTCATTACTATGAGACCTTATTTTTTTTCTACTTTTGATTATTCTTTTTATTGAACACTCTTTGCACTCATATGAGTATGAAGATGCAACTGGACCTCTATCTTTACGTGTTCTATAAAAATCATCGGTTAAATTTTTCATTATCCCACACACTCTACATTGCCGATCTACAAGTAATAAATGCCCCAGTTTTATCTGCTTATCTAAGTCCATTACATGTATTCCCACATATATGCCCTATCGCCATATTCATCAACGTGCCACCTGTCTCCATCGACATCAACAAAAGTATTCTCATCAAGTCCATCTGAAATAAATCCAAAAGGAGACATATCCTGTTCTATTTGATTTCTTTGTTCTTCATATAATCTCTTCCTTACATCCTGATCAGTTAACTCTTTAAAATAATCCTGAGCGACTATCCAAGCATAGATAACCAAACACATTGCCAAATCATCGTTACACCCCTCTTCTGCTTCAAATGAATTATGCTTTTGGATAAAGGTAGTCAGTTCGCTAATGATTTCATAATCATTTAAATATAATTTGTCTTCCTCAATCATCGTCTTGAGATTGAGACAACCAACCTTTTTAACTGTCTTTGACATCTTAACGCCAAGTTGAGTTTTCTTCCCAGAAAATCCCTGACCAACTATTTGCCCAGCACGACCCCTCATAGAGCACATAAGAAGATTATTATATTCCAGATCATATTGAAGAATGCTTGCAACTTGGTCCCCAACATCATTTACTTCACATAGAATATATGCGGCATTGTATGCCATTGCTGCCTCATATATTATGCTGGGGAAAAGCATAGGTTTAATTTCATTGTTCCTATATTTTGCAACAACTTTATGAGGAAACTGGGTAATATCAACCACAACGAACGCGGAATAATCATTTCCAACACCTCTAGCAACGTCTACAGTAATCAAATAGTCGTGTTCCTCTATAGGGTCCTGATATACGTCCAAACCCGCGCTACGGGTCTTAGGGTGGTCATACACGAGGGTTCTGAGTTTACTTGGTGCAATCAGCGTATCAACAGAACCTAGGAATTCACATTCAAATTCAACTTTAAACTGTTGATCTGACGTGTTGGCTATGGTTTGCTTTTTCCATGCCTCATCTCTTCCCGGAACTTCGCTCCAATGAACATCAGTAAATACATACTGGTTCTTACCTTTTTCTGCATCATGCCACATACGGTAGAAGTGATTCATACCGTGTGGAGTAGAAACTATAATTACTTTAGTATTCTTACCTGAAGTAATTGTAGGATATACTGACGCAAAGAAAGAATCTGCAATATGATTTGGAACGAACGCAAATTCATCCAAAAATAAGATATTGAATGACATACCACGAACTGCAGAAGCAGAAGTAGAAGCAGCCAAGATTTTACTTCCATTTTCCAGTTCCAAGGAACCTTTGTTCCAAGAAATAATTCCCTGCTGCATCCACTTTGGTAAATTTTCATATGCGGTTTGCAACCTATCTAAGAGTTCTCTTGCAGTCGCTGCTTTGTTTGCCAGAATGCCAATATTCACGTTATCATTGAATACTGCATAGTGCAAAAGAAAAGCAACAACAGTAGTACTCTTTCCTGTTTGCCTAGGCATCTTACAGATATTAAATCTGTAATTGTGAAAATTTTTAATTAATTTTTCTTGGAAATGATATGGTTTAAACGTCTGCAATCCATGATCCAGGGTTACAATTTTTACATAATTATTTGCAAAGTAA